CCCGCCATGATCCCGGTTTGGACATCAGATACAACCACACGCCCAAGGCCTGGGGGTTTAGTTTCGAGTCATTAACTGCGGTATTGGATACCGCGGTGAAATTCGCCTGGTGGTTCGCTTCTCGGAAAATACTGTCAACAAAATATTTTGCGTTTTCTTCGTAGTTGTTCATTTAGATCACCCCCTTTCCCGCGAACGCATCCCGAAACGTCATCATTGGTGCATCCCATACCAGATTGATCTTACCCGTCGGCCCGTTTCTGTTCTTCGCGACGATGAGCTCCGCCATATTGGAAGGTTCCTTGTCGCCTAATTCACTCTGGTAGTAATCCTCACGATACAGCAGCATAACCACGTCAGCGTCCTGCTCGACATCTCCGCTCTCGCGCAGATCTGAAAGCCTGGGTCGGTTGTCACTCCTGGCATCCGGTGCCCGATTCAATTGTGATAGCGCCAATACCGGTACATTCAGATCTCTTGCCAGAGCTTTTAGCGCATGTGATATTTGCCCGATTTCAACATAACGATCCCTTACACCAGGTGCGTGCATCAACTGCAGATAATCCACCACGATCAAATCAAGCCCATGCCGGGTATATAACCTTCTCGCCCGGGCCTTTAGTTCGGTTGGTGTCAACGACGGGCAATCCTCGATAAAAATTCCTGTTGCCTGCAGCTCAGTACTGGCTGATTCCAACTGCTCGAACTTCGGCCAGTTCGCATCGATGCCCCGCTGCAGCTGCTCGCAGGTTATACTCGAACGGCTGGCCAGTAGTCGCTCCATTAGAGTCACCGCCGACATCTCCATGCTGAAAATACCTACATTCATACTGCTGTCACAAGTAATATATTCCACGATGTTTAATGCTAGTGACGTCTTACCCATTGAGGCCCGGGCGCCCAAGACGGTCAGTTCACCGCGGGCGAGGCCATGAACCATTTCATCGAGCTCCTGAAAGCCGGTCCGCAGGCCTCGCACGCCACCGTCCCGGCGCCGCTGGATATCCTTCATTAATATAGGTATGATCTCGGCGCTGGTGCTGGTGTTGCTGGTCACAACGTGCTGTCCTAACTTAAATATTTTTTGCTCGGCATCCATCAGACTTTCCATGGCCGGCGTCGCGGGATCGTATCCCAAAGACGCAACCTGATTGCCGGTGCGGATCAACTCTCTCTTGAGATAACAATCACGCACCCGGCCGGCATAATGCACCAGGTTGGCGGTTGACGGTGTGGCTTCTCCCAGGGATTGTAGATAATCGAGGCCACCGACTGCATCGAGCTCGCCCGATTGCTTCAACCTATCCCGCAGGATCACCAGATCGATGGGGATATCGTCCCTGTGAATTTGTAACAGGTGGCTGTAAATAACTTGGTGGTCTTTGCGGTAAAAATGATGCGGTTCGAGCCAGCCTTCTACCTGGGAAATCACTTTTTCCATACCACCGAAGATAATTGCCCCCAGGGCGACAACTTCATTTTCCAGGCTGAATGGGGGCTCCAGCCCTACAAAATCCTGCTTTTTGTCGTTAGATGTGGGTTTTTCACTCATAATCGGCATCCTTTCCAGTAGTTGGGCGCAAAAAATCTATAAGCAAGCCGATTTTACTGTTGACGAAAACCCCCGGCCGACGATAATAAGTGTGCGTGTGCTTATCGTGGCCGTTCGTCAACGAGCGGCTTTTTTTCTGCGCCGATAAAATTTGGTAACCATTATAACAGATAAACATAATAATCAACTTTAATTTTCGGGTGACGCCCAGCGTTTGCCTGCCGTATATGGGGGTACGGTGCCAGGCGTCACCCACTCGCACAAACCAAGGCGTCTATCACGGTGTTACATCTTATGCCATACATCGTCACAATCTGGATCGTAATTGTCGTCATTTATGTCATCCGACATAAACAACAGTTTTTTAAATGATTCATCCAACTCGGCATCATGCCGAACAGCCTCGGCTCGATTATCTGCCCGTCGTTTCCGCCAAGCCAAAAACTCATCGTAAAGCTTTTTGTCGGGAAACAATTTGCGAAACCAAACTTTAAACCGCGACGGAGCTCCCCCCTTCGGCTCCGCCTTTTCCGGGCCGGAGGGCTTTTCCGCCTTCAATCCAGCCTGCTGCTGTTGCTCATCCATCCGCCGCTGATGCTCTTCATTGCTCATGGTGCTCATCGAGATTTCAATCGGAGGTTTAGCCTCAACTTTCTCTTGATCCGTTTCTTCATAACGAATCAATGTCGTTAAGACCGTCGCATATTTGGCCGGATCGGCTTGCTGCAGCCGTTCGAGAAAAGTTGGATCTTTTAAAATCTGCTGGACCATTTTAATAACGATAAGCGGTAAATATTCGCGAGCCTCTTTCGAGCTCACCTTCGGTCCAGGCTTTCGCCCCGCAGGATTGCCCGATTGCCCTGGGGCAAACTTGCCGCCCGATGTGCGCTTAATTTCTTCGTTTTCACTCATGATGCATCACCACCTTAAACTCTGCCCAAAAACTGCACAGCATAAATCTCTTCCGTCGCTAAAATTGTTCTCTCCGCCAGCTCGCCCAAATGAGCAAAACGTTCCCGAGTTTTTTTGCAGCTACCCTCGGGTTGATACAGATTTCGCTGCAAGCCACGCCTGCGCCTCTCGTCATTCTCAATATTCGCCGCGATTGCTAGAACTTGCAATTCCAGCATCGTAGCGGCGGAAATCAGAACAACTTCTTTGCTTTCCTCGCTCGTCAATCCCGCCTCCGTCGGGGGGGTTATTTCACCCAGGCGTTCATCTGTCCCCCAAAGATTTAAGGTTTTTAGGGTGGTTTCCGATAAATTTAGCGATTTTTCCGAAACGGCCGTAATTAGCGCATTCGGATTGCTGGGGACGCTAACAATCGAAATTTCGTAAAGTTCCGACTTGGCGATAATTCTCCTAAGGCCAGGGTGCAGCTTTTTTTCTTCGGCGGTAGGTTCACGGAGTTCCAAGGGCCTGAATCCAACCGAAACGCCCGAAAGAAAACGTCCTTGCACCAAGTTCCAAACTTCGTTGGATAACTCAGTGTCGGCAAATTTGATCTTCGCAATTAATTGCCTTGTTCTGCTGTTCACCTTAACCCATAAAGCCCTCGCGATAGGCTTTGCCATATCATGGCCGAATAAAATTATGGGGTTTTTCCTAAAGTTGGCTAAATCTATACCTCCAACGTCTACAATTTCATCGTCACGATCAAGGTCCGCGGTGGATGCCGTTAAAACGCAGGTTTTTTCGTCCGTAATGTCAAATTGCGGATAAAGTTTTACTTGATACGAATTCATTTTAATTCCTCTCTACAGACGCTCAATATTTGTCTGCTTAAGTTTGTCAATAAATTTTGTTAGTACAATTGAAATTTCTTTTTGCGTAAGCGTTGGATCTCGCCGCAAAGCCCCCTCGATCTCGGATGCCAAAAGCTTAGATAGCTCCGCGACGCGATCCACCTTCTTACGACGACACCACAAAGCGCTCATCGTAAAAGCCCTCGCATGCAGATTTCGCGAGTTTTATGTAGAGCCTCGGCGATTTCGTCATCGCGAATGCGGGACTTGCAGTTTTTGCGATAAGTTAGAATCGTCGTTTTGAAGATTTCGTGAAGCTTTTGGGTGTGATCCTCACGCTTGCCGAGCCCTCGGCGGAAAGCCTCTTGCTCGAGAGTGTGCTGATAAGTTTTGCGTTTCGCTTCGTTGTCTAAATTCAGATTTTTATTAATCATAATTTTCTCCATAGCGTCTCCATTTTGATGACATCGCATTTAAGGCTTGCTCGAGATCATCGTAAGTGCAGCCTTCGTTGTTTGTTTTATCCTGAAAAAAATTCCGCCAAGCTTCATCGAAAAGCTTGAAAATCTCATCCGAAAAATTTCTTCTTTCGTGTTTTTTTACACGCTCGATTTCTTGCAGAAGCTCGTCGTCCGTCGGCGAAGATTTAGCATCTTTATTTAAATAATTATTTTGCATTGTTTGTCACCTCTTTTATATGAAGTTGAATTAATTGTTTTTTATCTATTGGCAGGCCGTGCTTTTCGACGATCGGCTTGATCGTGTCGGCCAACATAATCCGCTTCGTCATCAACTCGCGACTTAGTTCACGAACAAATGACGCCTGAGCGATCAATAATTTTCGAGCTCGATCTTTTTGCTCGTCGAGATACTCTCGAGCCTGCAGGCCGACAAAGAGCTCACCTGGGTTGCTCTGTCGGATGTCGAACCTCGCATAAGTCAAAGCTCTTTGATCGTCGGATGAGTTGTTATAATCATGACGATAAGGTGCGACTCCGAAAAATAGCTCTACTCCGACGCCGCCGGCTAACAAAGTACAAACTCTGCTCGCGTAAGAGCTGTTTTTGGCATATAGGATTTTGATGCCGGCATTGGCAAAGTCTTTGTCTGTGTCGTCTTTACACGGCTCAAGGCTTAGCAGCGCGACGGCATGCCCCAAGAGAAGCGCGACACATCCATGAGAAATTTCGTGTATCGATACGATCTCATCTGGATGATCGGCTGGCACTTCTTTAATTTTATCTGTCATAAAAATTACTCCTTACGAATAATTCGCGCAAAAATGGGGTTTAATTAATTGCCGTGGGATCCCAGATCAATATGTACAGTATATATTTTATAAAAAAGTATAAAAAATATATACTTTTTGCTTGGAATCAGGGCGAATTGACGATATGGTAATAGTGTTATTTAGCCAATCGCCTATCCACGGCGACGATAAAAGGCCGACGGAAGCACCCACTTCCGTCGGCCATTTTTAAATCAATCTTAAAACATCCATATTATAATATTTCAAATCCATTGTCCTTCTAATTTACAGATTTGAACTGTTATTGCAAGCTCTATTTTGGTTATTATATGTCTTTATTTTACAAACATTTAAAGTTATATTATGGATTGTAGCAAAAAATTATCCGCAACATCCCGGAAAATTTCATCAGGATAATCAAAAAAAACGGCTTCACAGAATCACTCAGGATGGGCGATCTCGAGCAAGGCCGACCCAAACTACCTTAAATTACAAATCAATTGAGTCGCCAGGTGGGGCTTTTTCCCCCTCCCCTGCCGGCGCCGAATCCGGCTCTATATTTCTCATCAGCCACTTCTGGAGCTCATAAGATCGAGCCCGCTCATCGATTAACTGCTGCCTGGTTTCCTGCAGCTGATCCTGGAGATCCCTCTGCTGCTGATCACTTTCGGCCCGGGCCTCAACTACCAACTCCTCTGTCACCGCGAGCCGATCCGCCAGGTGATCCAACTCCAACCCCCTGCCCTCCCACCAGGACCACAGCACGAAGCATGCGCCGCCGGCCAAAACCACCGTCAATATTGCCGCCGCCAACATCATCTTCAGGTTGAATTTCTCCCGCTTGAGTTCGCCGATCTGCTGGTTATGCCATTGCTGAAAGTCATTCCGTAAAACCATAGCGTTCCGAACCACTTCCGCATCTTCTACAGGTGGTACAGAACTTTCCGCACCGTTCTGCACACCCGAGGCCCTGATGTTCTGTAGGTTCTGCACGTAATCGACGCCAGCCCACCGCCCAGGCTCGGTTTCCAGCATAAACTGGTATAATCGTCCAATATCGATGTTTACCCTGCCCTGTGGCCTGGGGACCTTGGCTTCTGCACACTTCCGCAGCTCTTTGGAAAGTGTCCTGGTTGATATGCCTAACGCCGCCGCCGCTTCTGATTGAGTACATTCAATCATAAGATTAGCCTCCATGCCTTCCGCACATGTTCTGCATCAGCCTTCAGGGTTGCTGCACCGTTCCGAACCCTTCCGCACTATTGTTATCGGGCCTAAATGCCCCAAAACTTGAAAAACTATGGATCGGTAAAAAAACGGCTCTCTAGGATCGTCCAGGTTACACGATCTCCCCTTGGTCCGACGTTAGATACCTGTTTTTTAACCTGGCAATTATCCCCCATTTATCAATGATTGTACTACCGGCCTCAACTTATCCCGCCATTGCTCGTTCTTTTTTTCCGTCTGTTTATTAACTTTGTCGATGAGATCCAAGTCAACATACTTAGATACCGATGATTCTATGATCTCCCGGGCCGCCTCGTCGGTTAATGCTTCCCATTGATACTCACCTGGTTTGTTTATACTCTCAGGTAAATCATATTTTTGGGCTTGCTCTAAAGTTAACCCGCACCGCTCATACCAAAAATCCCCTCCCAATTCACCGCACCATTGTTTTATGTCTTTTATTGCCGCATCGAAAATCTCAACACCTTTTACGTCCCAATCACCGAAATATAAGATCATAATTGGCTTTTGATATTTTTCCCATGCCTGGCGAAGATTAACAGCTATCTCCCATTTAAAACTATGTGAAGGATCACCTCCAAAAGGCACTAAATCGATACCTTTGGTATAATACGCAAACTGTTTTATCATGGCCCGCGCTTCAAACCATATTTCAACGTAATTATATTGCTTATAAAAATGATCTCGATGAAAATCTATAGCGTTGCATATAGTATCCGGTAGGTTTTTGGTATATTGACGATGAGTTTTACATCCATACACATTAAAAATATATTCCCGGGTTTCATCTTCTAGAGTATCAGGAGCCCATTCACCTTTGCGTTGTTTTCGATGATCAGCACACCTGTCTTTCCATCGTCTATAATCATCTTTGTCGGTGTAATATCCTTCCTGTAATAAACGATAAAACAACCATCGCAGAGATACCTTGTACGGCACCGATTTTACCAGCTCCATCGCCCGATCTAATATTATTTGTGTTTTTCTGGCCATGGCCGGTTTTCCTCCATTACTCCGTAAACCCGTTATCCTCTATTTTGGCTATTTGTCGTTTCAGGGCCTCAGGGCTGGTCTTGGCATAGATCGCGGTTGTTATGGGATCTGAATGCCCCAGCTGCTGCTGCACTGCTCTCAGATCGGCCTCTATAGCGTATAACCGCATAGCATAACTGTGACGCAGCATGTGCGGGTGTAGATCGATGCCAACAGCCTCACCGATCCTTTTGATCTTGCCGAACAGACTGTGATAACTCAGCCGGCCACCTTGCTCAGACATTAACAGGGGATCCTGGGGGCCAGCCTTTGGCCGGAAGTGTTTTACCCAGGTGTTGATCAGATCAACTGTCTGGGGGGTGATCTCAACCGTTCGGGATATATTACCCTTGCCGTTGCGGACATATACCGCGTCCTTACCATGGGCTCCCGGCAGATCCTCCAGGTTCAGATCACATAACTCAGAGGCCCTCAGGCCGCTCCTGAGCAGCACTTCGTATATAAATTGATTCATATATGCCCGGATTCGACTACCGCGTGCATCAGCCAGGCAAACACGCTCCGCCAGGTGCCTTCTGAACTGCTTAATCTGGCCCTCAGATAGGTATTTATCAGGTGCCAACCCGCCTGATACCTTGCCTGCTTTTCGCCTGTTTTTATGCCTGCTCATAATAACCGCCTTCCTGGTAAAAAACTATTAATATTTGAATATCAAACTATTAATAATCATACCATAAAAACGGCCATAAGTCAAGTAAAACGCGGAAAACTGTTAATAATTTCTATATTTTATTAATAGTTTTGTCGAGTACTCATACAACCCAGGGAGCCCGGGTGTATCCTGATGGGCCTACAAACAGACTAATCGGTTTGTTTGCGTGCCAAAACCGTTTAAATCACACCTCTTTGGCGTAAGGGAAAGAATACTCATCAATTTTTGAGAAACCGAATTTGCTGGTATCAATGAGGAAACTTTCACCTGTTGATAGCGTGACGCTGGTTTCCCTATAAGTACTACTGTTAGGCGTAAAAGACACGATATGCTGCTCGTTTACATATCGTACAAAAGGTTCGCACTCGCCATGTTCTTCAGGGAGTTTAATTTTGACGTAGAATTTTATTAACTTCATAAGTATCACCTTTCGTCAGTAGTGGCTCGCCTCTTCTCTGGACATTTTTCTGTATTGTATATCTCTTACTTTTAATATGTCTTAGTAGTGTAACAAAACCGCATGTGCGCTTTTGTAACATCGGAGAACCTGAACATGAAATCAGCACTACCCTCATTTTTGAGCGCGCAGAGCGGTTTCATGTTCGGATTATCCGATGTTAAAAAACGTACACTCGGAAAATCAAAACATGAATTCCTGTCTTAGCACACCTCCGCCTTATCGGCTGGGATCGAGTAATGAACTTTCACGCCCTGGCCTTTACCGTGGCTGAGCTCGCGTTCGATGTAACCATACTCAATCAGATCATCCATGGCCCTGGTGGTTCCGGTGGCACCATCCTGGCTGATCTGTTTGAGCTTATAGAGCGGCATACCCTGGAGCTCATCCACCAGGTACAGATACATCCACATACCTTTTGATTTCCAGGATAGTCTCTTGTCGGCCATCACCAGGCCGATCAGTAATTGATCATGTTCAGTTAGATATTCTTTCATTTTTGGCCTCATTTCTAAGTTGTTTAATATCTCGTTGCATTTTATCTCTCATTTGCTGCTGGGTTAACTTCGGGCGGTTTTCTTCCTTATCCCGCATCGATTTACACAGTCGGCTCAGGTCGACGCCGTGGCCTTCCTGTCGAGCGGTCCGCAGCGTCTGCAGCACATATCCTGCCTTGTTTTTGATCGCCTTATCTGTCTTGGCGATCAGGCAGGCATAGAGTATATCTTTATTGCCGAACTCCCGGGAAACTCGATGAGCCACCTTGCCGTCCATGCCGATATCGATCAGGGTATTATATCGATGTTCCGAATCATCCAGGGTATCCGCCTGGGTGCTCAGCTCGGCGACGGCGTCGCTGCCGGCCGATATGGATTGAGACTCGAAGGCCTGTGCCTCCACTTGTTTAGCCTCGGGCTCCTCGAATACTTGATACTGCCAGCCTTTGAATTGGTGCTGTTCGTCGAAAACCTTCCACTTTTTCATATAGCCGGCTTCAATCAGATTATCGAAGATCCCCCCAATAACTCGGCGCGATACACCGAACCTGGTAGCGACTTCGATTTGATAAACCCGCCATGATCCCGGTTTGGACATCAGATACAACCACACGCCCAAGGCCT